TTGAAAAGATAGTTGAATGCTACTGTACGCTGTTTAGCAACAGTATTTGCATTTTCATCTTTTATCTCTTGAATGATGCTCATATTTTTAATTCTTTTTCTGTTAGGATTTTAAATTGCCATCTTCTGTCTTTACAGTATTCAGTTGCTGCTTTCCACTTTGCGTCATTTACAGCATATGTGGTAACTTCAGTTATATACCTCTTTGTACGACGCTGTTGTTTTTGGGGAGGTGCTGTCTGCTTAAACGGTTTGATCTCGATAATAAATTTCTCCGTCCCCCCAGTTTTAGTTCTTGCTCGGACATAGAAATCTGGGAAATAGCGATGGACCCTATTATCAAGAGGAGAGATGTAAGGGATAACAATTTCTTCACTTCCCCATTGTAAAACATTTGGATTGCTGTCACACCATACCATGAATTTTCTTTCCCATAAAGAACGGTAGATAACATTAGTTGGATCTCCTTTATACTTTTGAGGTTGAGAAGGTCTGTACTTACCACAATATGCCATAATAACGTCGCTAAATATAAATATACGTTCCTAGACCTATTTAGATGAACATTGATAAAATAAGAAAGAACATAGTTGGGGACTATGGATTAGCTTCTTCAAATCAATATCATATTTCGTTTGAACTTATGGATCCCGTTCGTAGTAATACGGATGCAACTCTGTCATCATATATGTTTAATAGAGGGTTTTTGATGGAAGGTGCTAGTTCACCTGAATTCTTTGGACAGAATGATACGGCAGTTAATAATGCAATTAAGTTAAGTTTTTTGGCAGATGAAGTTAATATTCCAGGTTATAGTGTTGCGACTGGAGATTTCAAAGGACCTGTTCCTGGCATTAATATTAGATATGCTCATACCAAGAATTTCTCTGAAATGAATATTGCATTTTTGATGGATATGGATCATACTCCATTAAAATTTTTAAGATTGTGGTCTGATTTTATATTTGGGTTTGAAAGTTCTCTAGGTGTAAATTCTGGCACAATTACGCCAACAATTTATTCGCAGATGCAATATTATAATAATTATACCAAAGATATTATTATTGACAAATTGGAACCAAACACTAGTTCTAGAACAAAATTTTCAGCAAATAGTAGTTATGATACTCATAATGTAGTTACAAGAACCCGACTTCATAATGCATACCCATATATGATTAATGATCTTACTGTAAGTAATGCACCAAATCAACCAATGAGATTGCAAAGTACATTTTATTATGAGTATTTTACGACAGAAACTTTAAGAAGAAATCAGGTAAATGACCTTAAGCAGTGATGCTAAATAAAATTATGATATGGAGTTTAATTAATGTCTTTACCATCTTTAAATACGCCAACGTATAATCTGACTATACCATCTACAAAACAGCGAATTAAGTATAGACCCTTTGTTGTAAAAGAAGAGAAAATTCTTCTCATAGCACTTGAATCTGAAAATGATCAAGAAATTGCAGATGCCTTAAAATCAATTATTACTGCTTGTGTAACTACAAAAGATTTTGATTTTAATAAACTAGCAACATTTGATATTGAGTATATCTTCTTAAATATTAGAGGTAAATCAGTTGGTGAAGTTATAGATCTTCTTCTTACCTGTCCAGATGATGGTGAAACTGAGGTAAAGGTTAGTTTTAATATTGATGATGTCAAAGTAAAATTTGATAAGGAACATTCTAATAAGATTCAAATTTCTAACGATCTTTGGGTGGAGATGAAATATCCAGGACTTGAAAGTTTCACTAATCCTCAAGAAAATATTGATGATGCTTTTAAGTTTGTCGCAAACTCAATTGATAAAATTTATAATGAAGAAGATGTTTGGGACAGTTCAACTACAACTGTTGATGAATTAGTAGGTTTTCTTGAAAATATGAGCAGTAAACAGTTTAATGATATTCAGAAGTTTTTTGAATCTATGCCTTCATTGAAGCATGAAGTAAAATTCACTAATCCAAATACAAAGGTTGAATCGAAGTATGTTATTGAAGGACTTTCTAATTTTTTCGAGTAAGCCTCTTCCATAATTCTTTAGAGAATTATTATAGAACTAACTTTTCATTAATGCAACATCATAAGTATAGTTTAACTGAACTTGATGGTCTTATTCCTTGGGAAAAAGATATATACATTGCATTATTGAAACAATATCTGGAAGAGGAACGACAAAGAATCGAACAACAAAAACATCAAAGTTAATGAAATCAAAGCAAGTAGGATTAACAGAATATAATGACATCATCCTATCAGTGTATGATGCAAATCCTATTGTCAATGTTTCTAAGGCACTAACAAAGAACGCGCCTGAACCTAAGGCGACTACTAAGAAAGCAAACCCTAAAACTGGAACACTTGTAAAAGAAACTCTTCGTCTTAGAAATACTGCAGTTTTAAATCTAAAACTTGCACAGAATATATTTAAGTATGAAAAGAGTAGATTATCTAGTTTAAAACCATACTTAGATGGAGATAAAACTTCAGAAGTAGAAGATGGTAAGAGTGAAGAGGAAGAAGATGAAAATAAGAAGAAAAAGAAAAACTCTAGATGGTTAAGGAATCTTGGTAGAGGATTAAGAAGATTAATTAAGAAACTCTTTAAGAAACTAGTTCCTAAAGGAGTTAGGGCACGTGGTAGATTATTACGTAAAAGAATAAACAAGTTTAAGAGAAGAGTAAAAGTCAATATTAAACGACAGTGGAGAAAATTTACTAAACCATTTAGACAAGCAAGAAGATTTACTCAACCATTTAGACGTAATGTTGCAACAAGATTTAGAAGATTAGGAAGAAATCTTGGTAGACCATTTAGACAAGGAAAAAGATTTGCTCAAACATTAGTTAGAGATCCTAGAAGAGCACTGCAACAAACTCAACGTGCATTTGGTCAAGCGAAACAATTTGCCTCTGCTGGCATGGCAACAGCAAGACAATTTGCTGGGAATAAGATTAATCAAACAAGAAAATTTGCAGTTAGTGGATATAATGAAGTAAGATCTGGGGTAAACTTTGCCCGTGATATGTTAGGTCGTGCTGGATTTAAAGGTCCTAAATTACCATCCCTTGGTGGCGGTGGCGGAGGAGGATTTTTTGGTAGATTTACTGGAATGGGTGAAAAATTTAAACAAGGTAAAAATGCTTTTTTAGGTGGTCTTGATGCTGTTACAACTTTTGGTGGTAAAGTAGTTAAATCAGTTAGTGCTACAGTTGGTAGATGGAAAAATGTTTTAACTGATCCAAAAACTTATGCATCAATTAAAAATGGAGCAGCTACAGCATGGAAGAATGTAAAGGGTGCGACAAAAAAACTGTATGATGATTTCTTTGCTTGGTTAGCAGGCACACCCCAGTTTAGGAAGTTAATAGAAAGTAAAATTGGTAAGAAAATAACTGAAAAAATAATACAAAAAGGTGGTAAGAAAGTATTAATAAAAATAATAGGTAGGATGGTTGTTGGTCTTGCCACCGTCTTAGCATTATGGGATATGGTAGTGAGATGGACTGAAGGTGATTATGAGGGTGCTGCTATTGCTGCTCTTAGTGCTATTCCTGTTGTTGGATTAATTGCTGTTGTTGTTGATATTTTGAGGGATTTATTTCCAAAATCTTATGAAGGTATGGTAGCCCAAATTACTGGGATGAATAAAGATGAGAGAAATGCAGGTATCAAATCTGGGGTTGACACAGCAATCACTCCTATGGAGAATGCAGGGGGTAATGATATTGCCGGTGTTCCCATGGCAGCAGATGGCATGGTTACTGGTAATACACCACAACTTGTTATTGTTGGAGATGGTGGAGAAGAGGAGTATATTGTTCCCAAAAGTAAACTTTCATACTTCCTTGGATCTGATACCGCACTTGACTTTTTAAATTTTGGAGGATCGCAATTACTTTCTACAGTAAAAGATTATATCAATAAAGCAGGTCTTGGAAGTCAGGCATCTAGTATTAAAGAACTTGCAGTTGCCAATGATTTGCCATATGCAACTACTAATAACGTTAAAGGCATTTCACCTGCAGAAGTACGTACTGGTAATATTGCTGAGAAAATTTTAGAGTTTCTTCGTGAAGGATTTGAAAGTATTTTAGAACCAATTAAGGGAATATTTAATTGGGTAAAAGAGAATGTACTTGACAATCCAATAGTCAAAGGTCTTGGTGCTATAGGTGCTCATATATTTGGTGGGAGTCCTGCTGCTGCAGCAACGATGGATAGATTTAATCTTGATTTATCAGGAATGTCTGCAGATGGAGTATTTAATACAAAAATGAAAACTGGTAAATCAGCATATATTGGTGGATCTTCTGATTACCACATTGACACTAAATTTAATGCTTCTCTTTCTATGGAAGAAAAGGTAGCAATGATGGATCAACTTGCAGCAGGATATGCTGCTCAAGGTAGAAAGATTGAATTCTCTAATGATATGATTGCCAATACAGTATATGATCCTAATGCTTCTATGGAAGAAAAGAGTGCCCTATTACAAAGAGCATTTGAAGCACATAATCTTCCTAGAGGACGTGCTATTGATCAAGGTGGTTTCAATAGTATTGATTACTATGCTCCTCTCATGGGAGAAAATAGATTTGGATCTAGTGTAGAAGGTCATGATATTCTTATTCCAACTATTGGTGGTTCCAAGGTAAACTATGCTAAAGGAGGAGGGTATGGTGGATATATTACACTAACAGATGATCAAGGAAGAGTTGTTTTAAAAACAGGTCATGGTGATTCACGAACTGCAAGATCAGGAAGTGTTGATGTATCAGCACTAAATAAAGATGATGCAGTAGGTGAAGATCCTGGTGACATGGATAACAATATCTTTGCACAAATGTTACAGAGACAGATTGCTCAGAAGCAAAGTACACAAGTCCCTCAGGTTCTTCCTATTCCGATTGGATCAGGATCTTCTATTAATATAATACAAAAGAATACTCCAGCATGGGGTCACGCAGTAATAGGTAACTGATATGGCAAGAGATCCTAAGGTATTAAGAAAGGCATACGAAGCCAAACTTGGCAAGAAACTTGCTGACCAACTTACTAATGAACAGATTGGTCTTATCTCTAAGTACTATAATTCTTTGAGTGATTCAGAGTCGAGTGCTCTCGATAGTAAGATTATTCAAGGAAGAAATAATACTGAACTGCATGAAATGGCAGAAAGTTTTATTGCCGAAAAAAAGGATAGTGGTGGTGGAACAGTTTCTGTATACAAACCTGAAAATAAATTTGCTGATGATAAGATTGAAGAACTTGATGAGAAGTTAGAAGGAACCTCTGACAAGATTATGGATGCAATTGATGAACTCATTGCAGCAGATAAGAAGAAGTTTGAAGATTTTAAAAAGAAATCAGCGCAGGAAGTAAAGGGTAAATTCCAATATGAGAAACCTATTGGTCCTCAAGCGATGCAGGGACCAAAGCAACCTCCTAAGAAAACAGTTTCTCCTGAAAAAGATGAAGATTGGGAAGGTGAGGTTGAGGATCAACTTGGTAGTAAATTAGATGATGTTCTTGAGCAGGTAAGAAATGAACCTCTTCCTCAACCTGCTAAAACTAAAAGAAGAAAAACTAAGGGTAAGAAAGCACTTCAGAGAAAAAATGCTAGAATAGATGCCAAAGAGATGGGTGTAGGTGCATCTCTTACTGAAATTATGACGAATGTTGTTGAAACTAGAGTGGCATTATTTGATCTTTATAAAATTACAAAGGCAAGATTTGAATTTAAAAAGAAAATTGATAAAAAACTGACAGGTGCTTTACAGGCAAAACTTAGAGAAAAGCAGATAGAAAAACCTGCAGGTGCTGATGAAAACTTAAAACCTGGTGAAGAGAAAGAAGAAAAGAAGAAAAGGAAAAAGAATGTTGTTGAAGAGGGATTGATAGCATCTATGGTTAGTGGTGCTGTATTGTTTTCACTGCCATTGGTGATTGAAGGATTGCGACCATTTCTTCAACGTGATAGGGAGAGTGAGGGAGAGAATCAATGGTGGGATTTCTTAGATGTATTTCCTAATGAAATTAAAAAAGATCTAGAGGAAGATCCTCCAGTACAACCTATTTCGGCAGAAGAAGAAGATACCGTACCTGCTGAATCTAGTTCCTCAGCGGCACCTACACCTGCTCCACAGGCACCTGTAACTCCTGTCGCACCAATTCCAGCACGTGATACTAATATTCCTGGTGATTCTGGGTATAAGGGTCCTTCTATGCCAATGAGGGCAGCTGCTCAAGGTGGTAGATTTACTGGAGGTCAGCATAAACCACTTACTCCCCTTAGTCAAAAACCTAAAAGATCATCTCTTGTCGCTAAATTAACTAGACCTCTTAGTTCTGTAGTATCATTACCTCAGAAAGCAGCAGCTGCTGGTGTCTTATCATTTGCAAATAGTATCATTTCTCCATTCTCTGCCTTCATTCCAGATTCTGGTAGGCAGTTTATTCAGAATATTTACAGTGATGTTGCTAAATCAACAGGACTATCTGGAATGAAGTTAGATTTCGGTAAAACTTCAGATATATTTGAACAGGTTAAGAAATTTATAGATAATATTCTTAAATCATTACTAGGTACAAGTGATGATGATCCTTCACCTGCTCCTGGTGAATATTATGGTCCTGGTTTTGGTCCTGGTCCTGGCGGCGGTATGACTGACCCAACTATTTCTGGTGATGAAAAAGAATACTTAATGCGTCTAATGATTGCTGAAGCAGGTGGTGAGGGTGAACTTGGAATGGCAGCAGTTGGAAGATCTGTTCTTAATAGAGCGGGTCTTATTCAAAGTGGGGAAGTTGGTGCTGGCACATTCATGTCAAAAAGCGGTAGTATTACCGATGTTATTGAAGGAAAGAATCAGTATCAACCATTTGCAGAAGGAAAACTAAAAAGAGGATTAACAGAAGGAGAGAGAGCAAGAGCAATGAAAGCACTTGAGATGGCACGTAACGAAGCATCATTACGTGCTAATCTAGAAGCATCTGGTATGGATGCTAGTAGTATTAACAATATTATGGCATCTACTGGATTTAGAACTCATTCTGCAAGGTATGATGGATCTCAAGATGTTAATCCTACTAGATTAGGTGGACATCAATTTAACACTGCTGGTAATGCTAAAATGCTTACCCCTGGTGCTAAAGTAGAAACTGCTCCCGCTTCTCCAGAACAACATACTGTTCCTTTGAGTGAGATGCCAGATGAAAACTCATCACCAGAAGAATGGGCAGCACATTTTAGACGAGTTGATGCAATGGGTGCTAGACCGCCTGCCAGTCCACCACCTCCATCTGCTAAACCAAAGGTTGACCTATTACAGATGTTATCCTTCCCAACATCTCAACAGCAACAACAGCAACCAAAAATGTCTATGTTCACACCTCCATCTACTCAAATTGGACGTAGAGCACCTCAACAAACAGGAAGTTAAATTATGTCAAACCCCTATCAAATTAAGAATTTTTCAGTCAACTCTGTAGCAGTAAGATTTAATGATGGATCTGCTGTTTATATTGATAAAGGATCTATCTTACAGTTAGAGTATAAGGAAGGTTTATTTGATAAATTTTTGACGGTTACTCTTAATATTATGGATACTACTACAAGAATCTCAAATGTTCTTGTGGGAATGGAAGTGTTTGAAGTTGTCTTTACTGATGAGCAGAATGGGGTAAAATTTGAATTTACTAATAATTCTACAAATGGACCTTTATATGCTTATAATATCCATAGTAAATCTGTTCTTGATACGGGTAAATCATTTGTAGTTGAATTGTGTAGGAAAGATGCAATTCTTTCTATGCAAAAAAGAGTTTGTAAGAAATATAAAGAGTATGATTCACAAAGGTTAGTTGGGGAAATTATTGGTAAGGAACTTGAAAATACGAACAAACCTGTTGTTTCAACTAAAAGTGTGAATAAACTTACGTTTATACCACCAAATTCTAGACCTCTTGATATTTTAACCTGGGCAAGAAATAAATTTATATCTACAGATCAAGCACCAAGTAAACAATACAACAGTGCAGGATATTTATTTTATGAAACATATGTAGCTTACAACTATGTTTCTGTTGATACACTTGCTGCACAAAGAAATCATAAAGTAGTGCTTACTACAGGAACAGGCACAAATGGTAATCAAGATGCATTTAGGATTGATAATCCTGAATTTCAAAATAGTATTGATATGATACAAAATTTTGATAGAGGATTTTATTCTGGTCAGATTGAATTTTTTGATGTAGTTAATTGTACAATGACTACTAGAAAGTATACATTGAAAGAACTATATCCTAAATGGAAAAAGATTGCTGGTTCTGATTGGATGGGGTCTTTAAATAGTCCTGCGATGAAAGATGACTTGGAACCTAAAGGGGATGATCAACCTCAAGTTGAAAGTTCATATGCCACTAGAAATATGATAGTTGCTTATAATAGTGACCTGTTTGCTTCATTAGATTCGTCTAAAGAGGATGATGCGTCAGCGTTTCAAGAAACTGTACTCCAATCAGTGTCCAGATTGGGCATTTTTACTAGTCAGGTCTTGACAGTTACCTGTACTATTGGTAATATGGCATTACATGCAGCGGACCCAATATTCATCGAATTTTTTGATTCTCAAGGTAATCTTGATACAAATACTTCGGGACGCTACATTATTGCTGACCTCACTCACATATATACTAGAAGTGAGGACAAATTTAAAACCAATCTCACACTTATAAGGGACTCATTCGGACTCTAACATGGAAAACATCGAAGCACACATTGCCAAGGATAAGGAGATTCTTGACAATCCTATGACTTCACCTAATCAACGTCGTCACATTGAAGGTGAATTACAAGAACTTGAATTTTATGCACAAAATCACAAAGCAGAGATTGAAGCAGGAGATCATCATGATCCCACACCTTTAGAATTGTTTTGTGAAATGGAACCAGACGCAGACGAATGTAGAATTTACGAGGATTGATAGCGTATGTTAGGCGCAGCACCTACATTAGAATCTAACTATTGGTTTGGGGCACAGGGTAACCGTCTTTGGGTAGGTCAGGTTGAAGGAGATGGGAGAACTCTCATCGATGGCACTGAATCTACTGATGAAGATGAATCCTTCCGTGTCAAAGTTAGGATTATGGGATATCATACTAGGAGTAGAGATCCACAGGTGGGTTTACCTTCTAATGATCTTCCATGGGCATCTGTAATGATGCCAACCACTGAAACTATTACTAGAGATGGTGCTGGTACTACCCATGGTCTAGAGAATGGCATGTGGGTACTTGGTATGTTCATGGATGGAGAGAGTGCTCAACAACCATTAGTTATGGGTTCACTTGGTATTGTAGATAAAAGTCAACCATTTGAAGATAGATTAGATTCTATTGGTGGTACTAATAACTATATCCCAACTGAGAAGGTATTAAAAACTAGAGATCAAAACAAATCTTCTGGGGGTCATGGTGCGGCAGGTCGTGGTAGTAAAAGAGGAACTACTAGTGATGCTGATCAGAGGCAATCTGATAATGAAAAGGTAACTCTTGCAGTTTCTAATGGAAAATGTGGACCAAGACCTGAGAATGAAATTTCTAGAATATTAGGAGACCTTTTTAAATTTCTTAGTAATCAAGAGAATGTTGGTGGATTGTTAGTTGATAAATTAACAGGTAATATCACTAGAACTGCAGATATCATTACAGGATATTTTGGCAGATTAGCAAACTCTGTTAATGGTCTTTTAGGAGATATCAAAACACTTGTAGTTAATGAACTTAAAAATCTATTTGAAAAGACACTTCTTCCTATAATCACAGCACTGTCGCCTCTTTCAAATGGTAGAGGGGTTGCAATCACTGCAGGGATGAAATTTTCTGAAGTATTATTTGAAATTATTAAATGTATTTTCCAAACTATTCTTGAGAAAGTATACAATCTTCTTCTTGACATCCTTACTACACTGGTTGAAGATGTCTTAAATACGGCATTTTGTCAGGTTAGTAATATCTTAAAGGGTATTGTTAAAGAAATTGAAGATGGAATTGGAAGTGCATTAAGTGCTCTCGGTCAGATTACTTCACTAATTAGTGATTTTGGTGGTGCATTTAATGGTAATTTCTTAGCATCAATTGGTAAATTGATCTCAATGTTCTGTGATGGTGGTCTTTCATGTATTTTAGGTATTGGAGATTACACTACTGGTGTTGGTGATCGACCAGACAATGCAGTTAATGCATTCTTTAATAGATTAGAAACTTTTGGCGGATTGCCAGATTCAGTTAATACTGGTCTTTATGGATCGGATTCTTTCCTATCTTCAATCGATAGTATAGAATTGAGAGACAGTAATGGAAACATTGCTAAAGGAACTTTAGATTGCAGTAAAGCAACATCTTTTAATTTTCCTATGATCCCAAACTTATTCTTCACTGGTATTCAGAATGAATTAGATAAGTTTGTACTTAAAGGATCTCTTATTAATTATGAACCAGGATCTAGATCTGGTGGTAGTGGGAGTAGTTTTGGATCTGGTGGCGGTAGTGGCAGTGGTGGTAATAATTTTACTATGACTGATGACATTTATCCTAAACCAAATTATGATAGCAGTAACCCAACTCCTTATGCAGTTCCAGTAATTAATTCTTATGGTCAAGTTGTTGGTGGGGTCGTAACAAATCCTGGGTTTGGATTAGTTAATCCACCAAATGTCACTATATTCCCTGCTCCAGGGTGGGGTAGTGGAAGTGAAGTTATTTCTATTTTAGATGATAAAGGTGGAATCAAAGATCTTGTTGTAACAAATCCAGGTGGGGGTTATCCTTATTTTGATGGATCTGTTTCTAATTCTGAAATAGTATCTACTGATGAAAATGGAGATCCAAACTATGATAATATTCCTGGTATATTTGCCGATAATGGGTATTGGTTAGGAATTATTACTGACAATAGTCCACCTTTTGTTATAAAAAGCGGTGAGGGTTATGATGAAACATGTGCAATCATTGTAGAACCAGGAAAAAATGAAGAAAATGAAGTAGTTCTTCCAGAATTAAAACCGATTATTGAAAACGGATTCCTAGTTGGAGTTCAAGTTGTTAAAGAAGGTTTTGGTTTTACTGATCTGCCTAAGATTTATATGTCTTGTGGGTCTGGAATTGGATTAGGTCAACAAAGAAAAGCAGTCATCAAACCAATTTTGAAATATATTCCTAGGAAAGATGCTAAGGATTATCTCAACAATTATGATGAATACAGAGAAATTATTGATTGTGTAGGACATCCAGGAGAATAAATTATGGGTCATTCTAATAGGGATACTTCTAACTATGACAGTAAAACTAAAAATGCTGTCAAAAAAATAGATGATAACAACAATACAGATTCTAGAGTATATCCTGATAATAAGCAGAAAGTAACTGCTATTGGTCATAAATGGGAGATGAATGAAACTGATGGTAATGAATACATTAACCTCAGACATGGTACTACTGGTGCATACATTAAAATGTTTGCAAATGGTGATGTCCAAGTTCATTCACCAGTAAGAGATGTTAATGTTATTGCTGCAAGACATATTAACATTAAGGCAGGATCTAAGGTAGATGCTAAACAGAAAGATTTAAGTGATCGTTTATGCATCAATGTTGTTGGTAATGCTCACCTTTTAGTAGAGGGTGATATGCATCAACATGTTAAAGGTGATAAGTTTGAAACTGTTGACGGTACTTATACTCTTAATGTTAAGAATAAGTATATCATCAATGCTAATGATGCTGGTTTTAAGTGCTTAGGTACATATCAGGTCGAAGCAAACAAAATGGCAACCAGTGGTCAAAATGTAGAAACTACAGTTGCTGGTGGTGCAATTACTTTTAATTATGCTGGAGGATTTATTGTGAATACATTGACACCTGGATCTACGATTAGTTTCAATGGTGCAGGTAATTTTGAAGTAAATGTCCTTGCCGATGTTATCTTTAATGTTGGTGGTGTTGAGAGGCACACTATTGCTGGTGTATCACCATCGGGTGCTTTGGGTCCTTTAACCCCTGCATTTGCGGTTACAACTGCTCTGGGTGGCATCAGTATGAACGCTCTTCTGGGAGTCGGTAACATCTTTGCTGGCGGTCCATATCTTGATGTTGATTGTCTGACCGGAGTGTACTTGAACTAAGGGGGTTGACAACGACCAATTCCCATGGTATACTTACAGAGTCCACAAAAACACATACACTATGTTTACTGACGAATCTGTTTGCCGGGTAGAGGTGAGTATTACCAAACGGTTAATTACACTTCATTCTGATCTGGGCAGAGAGTTAAGCGTTGATTGTAGAACACCTGATGAGTTTCAGCAGGTTTTAAGTTTGGTACGTGAAAATTCCGAACGATTTGAAATCAATTATGATTTCTAACTATTTCTTGGGAGCGTGACGGAATCGGTAGACGTATCGGACTTAAAATCCGCTGAGTATTAAACTCGTGGGGGTTCAAGTCCCCCCGCTCCTATTAAAGAAATGTACAAATTAAGATGTGACTACAGATATGTTAATTACATAGGAATTGTTCTTGTATATTACTTAAACGGGATGCCATTTGTTTATGATGACATTACGGAAGTAGAGCGAGATGATCCTTATGTAAAAGCAGTAGCAGGATCTGAAGATGCTATCGATGTTGAGCAATTGACAAAGAATAGTGAGTATCTTATGATGGAAGAACTCCATCCATTATTATTTCCAGTAGAATTAGATGAAATTTCTGAACTCCCACCAGCATGAGTGAATATGATTTTGGTGGACTTGAAAGGCACCCCGCTAACATACTAAGATTGATTAGTGAGTTGGAGGGGTCCTATCAACTCTGTAAATATATGGGTTTTGAAGAGGATATGAAAATCCTTGACGAAATGAAAAGACCATACTATAAACTCTACTTCAAAACGAAGAAAGAGTATGACAAACCTTCTTAGTACTATTATGGAAACTTACACTATTGAATACTGGCAAGAGCATTGGGATGAATTGATCACACGTGTGGAAGAAGGTTCTATCATAGGTGTGACTGATGGTAAAAACAATGCTGTCATGGTTCCATATGATATGTACCTAGATACAATAAACGCAATAGAAACATGTACTCCAAACACGACGGATTTGACAGAGCACTGAGTGACTTTGGTAAAAAGGTAGAAATCATCTGTGCAATGGAGTTTGCAGGTAAAATTGATGCTGAATGTGCTTATCAAAACATTAAAGCTGAACTGAAGTCAGTAAAGAAGGTTCGTAAAGAGTATAAATAAAAATAAGAAATAGACCTGTGTTATACTAGGACGATTTAATGGCATTAACACGACTTCAAAATATCATTTCATCAGTAGAAGGTAGAATCATCTACGTCAATCCTGATGACTTTGACTCCACTGATGCAATTGATAATAAGGGCAATTCGCCAATTAGACCATTCAAGACGATTGCAAGGGCAGTTCTTGAAGTAGCGAGATATTCATACGTCAGTGCAGGTAATGCTGACGATAAATTTGACCAGTTTACAATTATGTTGTATCCTGGTGATCATATTGTTGACAACCGTCCTGGATCCTATGCATATAAACTTGATGGTAGTAATAATATTGTTCCTAATGTAGATGGTCAATTCACTGAACTTGCAAGTGAAGGTAATCTTGGATGGAGTAATTCTACTAAACAATACGCAGATCTTTTTAGAATTACAAATGCAACTAGGGGTGGATTGATTATTCCTAGGGGTGTCTCTATTATTGGTCTCGATCTTAGGAAAACCAAACTCAGACCAAAGTATATTCCTGGTGGTGGTAATAATACTGCAGCAAGCACTATTCAGGTAAACTTTGATGTAAATACAGTCAATAGAACTCAAATTGTAATTAACAATTCGAGTGGTGGTGATACAAATTCATTTAATGATGTGTATGTTGGTTCTGTCTTTAAGAATGGAATACAGGATGGAAGTGGATCTGATTTAATTTCACCTGGAACAACAATTACATCATTTGAAACTGCTCTTGGTGGTCAAACCTTCATTGCAAATATTTCAAAACCTCATGCATATTCTTCAAATACATCGGGTATTGAAGGAGCAATAAATGTTCCATTTGAAGATGATAATACAAGAACTGCTCTGTTTAGAATTACTGGTGGTTGTTATTTCTGGCAGTTCTCTATTTTTGATGGAGATCCTAATGGGGTATACAATGCAAGTCCCGTAGTACCTACTGCTCATGATGTAGCATGGGACACTCCTGTTGCTCCATTCTATAGTCATACTAAACTTACTATCTTTGAATATGCATCATTGCATGATCTTCATGTATTCTATAGAAAAGTAGCAGATGCTGTCTTAACAGTTCTTCCTGATAAGATTGAACCTAAGATTCAGGAAAACAGAATTGTCGGTCCTCTTGCTGATAAAGTAGAAATAACTAAGGTTCAAAGAAATGCAGCTACAGTTACTATAACTCTTGCAGAAGAACTAAACTTAACTGCTGGTAATTTTATCTCCGTCAAAGGTAGTGGTAACTTTATTACAGGAAGTCCCAACACCAATGGATTCTACTCTGGTGAGAAGAGAGTATCTTCTGTTATCAGTAGAAGTCAATTTACTTTCATATTATCTCCAACAGAAGTATCAGGGTTGGATGTTTATGAGTCAAGTTCTGATGATGATAGTGATCCTCTAAATGGAACTCAAATTACGTATGAGGCATCAATTGGTTCTAGTGCAGTAGTAGAGATTGAAATTGATACAGTTGAATCTGCATCTCCATATATCTTTAATATTTCTTTGAGATCCACTCAAGGAACGTGTGGGATGCACGCGGATGGTTCACGTGCGACCGGATTTAAGTCCATGGTCGTAGCTCAATATACAGGAATCAGCCTTCAAAAAAATGATGAAGCATTTGTTACGTATAATGCAGGTTCTGGTCAATATGTTGCTGCAGGTGCTGGCGGACATACAGATATTAATGCAATTTATAAACCATCAGCAAGAAGTTACCACGTTAAGGCATCTAATCGTGCAGTAATTCAGGCAGTTTCTGTCTTTGCTGTTGGTTATGCTGACCACTTCATTGCTGAAGATGGTGGAGACATGAGTATTACAAACTCAAACTCCAACTTTGGTTCAAATTCGATGAGATCCATTGGATTTAGTGATACTGCATTCGGTAAAGATGCTCTTGGTGAAGTTACCCACATCATTCCTCCAAGGAATATTGAATCTGCAGCAACTAATGTTTATTGGGAATCTATTGATACCGTACTTACTCAATCGGTAGCAAATAATACTAGATTGTATCTTGAAGAAAGAACCGAAGAACTTGCAATCTCTGCTCCTGGATCAGGATTTACTGGAGGAGATTATGAGGCATTCCTGAATGGTTTTAGTACCGGAAAAAATCTGACTATTACTGTAAATAGTGGTGAAGTTGCAACTGCAACCTTTGATAATGGTGATTATGGTAATTTGCAACCAGGAGATAAAGTAACTATAAATTCACCTACAAATGGTGGACTTCCTGCTGAAATTACTGTTGGTGGTAGTTTAACATCATTTGCTGCAGAATACAAGATTGGATACAAAACTCTTAATCAAAATGGTGTTTCTGAGAATGAACTTCTGTATGTTCCTTTATTTGCAACTGGTCCAGCATTAGAACAGACAACACAATCATCAAGAATTGCTAGAGATCAAACTACTGGAAAAGTGTTTGAGTATGACTATACTAATAATAATTGGTATATCAGAGTATCTAGTTCCTTTAACGACATTTATAGTGTTATAGTCAGTAATACTACTAAGTATGGTTCAGGAAAAATTGAATCAACCCCAACATCATACATTACAAGAATTGTAGATGAAAGAATTGATGACGATAAAATCTTTAGATTGCGTTATGTAACTCGTCGTGGTCCAACTGGTACTATTCCATCATTCCCACAGGCAGGTTATGTCATTCAACCTAAGAAGGGAAGTACAAGAGGTATTGGTGATAGATTCACTGATGCTGCAAACCTTTTGCTACTTAACAAAGAAGTTATGGCGGAAGATCTTGTAAGTAGATATAAGACATATATTGGAACTGGTTCTACCCCACCATTGCAAAGTGCTGCTGGTACGACTAGTTGTGAAGAAGATATCATTAGAATTATTGAAACTGTTGCATATGATTTAAGGTATGGTGGTAACGCTAGAAGTTATGATGGTGCTAATCTTTATACATCAGGAACAGGTGCAACTGGAATTACTGGTGAAAGAAGTGAGACCGTTCAAATGATTAACTCTGTATCAGCATTAAATGGTGGTACAGATCAATTTGATGGTTTGAAAATGATGTTTAATAATGTCATCAACAATGGTGTTGTTGGAACAAGTGCAACTGGCGGTCCATCAGGAACAGAAAATGGTGTTAATGTTGGAGCAAAAGTATGGGGCAATTCACCAACAAACTTAACACCCGAATATATCGTAGGTGAAGAGCAATTAATTAATGTACTTGGTGGATGTACTAATGTACTTAGTGCTGCTGATACGCTTTTGAATGTTTACACCACTGCTTTAGGTTCTGATTCTTCTCCAGGCAATCTTAGTGGTGTAACTAGAGTTACATATGATTCTACTAGATCGTCCGAGCAGGAAGGTGCCGAATTCTTTAACATCTATAATAAAATTAGTGGACATGAATATAATGATGTTTACTACATCTATGAAGTAGAAGAAGAACAAGCATTTAATTATAATGAAGTAAATGATGTAGAAACACCAGGAATTTACTATCTGACTGTTCTTAAGGGATCTGTTTATATTAACGGTAGTAAGAGTGAGAGTGATAATGCTCTTGCAGGTAATACATTTAAGTTTAGTCAAGAAATTACTGACTTGTATCCACAAATTGATATTGATAATGTTGTAAGTGATCCTATAATTGCAAAAAGTATTGCAGATCCAGTAATTATTGGTCGTGTTAATACACAAGACGGTACAAATGTAAACCCTGCAATAGATGCTAATAAAGAGTTTAGTATTACTAAGGAATGCCTTGCATACTTCTTAGATGAATATTTAAATAATGAAGTTGAATGGGATTGGAGTGGAGTAGGTGATAATACTGTAGTTCATTCAAGAGTTCCCAATTTAAATTCTGGAAGCAATGGAAGTATTTTAACTTCGATGGAATCCAAGAGTGGTGGTAGTGAAGTAAGGAAGATTGATATTAATCCTAATGAATCTAATTGGAGTATTGAAGTAGAACTTCGTAGACCATCTACTATTAGATCTGGTAACCATACATTTGAATACGTTGGTTTTGGACCGGGTAACTACTCAACTGCATTCCCAATTAGACAGACCAAAGTTCTTAGTGCTGAAGAGCAAAAGTATTCTCAATCTCTTAAAGAAGCGGGTGGTATTGCATTCTATTCAGGTCTTAATTCTAACGGTGATTTGTATATTGGTAACACAGTTATTAATGCTGTTTCTGGTAAAACTACCAGTAACGAAATCAGTGAACTTACTACATTAACAATTAAGAATAATCTTAATGTACTTGGAGGAACTGGAAATAGTATTGCATCAAACTTCCAAGGACCAACTAACTTCATTGGTAATATTAATGCTGATGGTGGTAAATATGTATTCTCTAATCTTCAGTTAAGAAACACTGCTGGATTTGTTAGCAAAATAACAAATGGAACTCTATCAACACTTCCAGTAAGTGCTACTAAGAGTGACATTCAGTTAAATCTAGATCCAACTGATGGTGGACATGTTGGGCATGTTTACACTGAGCAACTTGAATGGAGAAAGTATGGTTTAGTTGGAACTGAAGATATTCATTCTTACAAGCACCCTGCAGTTAATGGACAGAGTGTTCATACTTTCCAGGTTGGTAGTCCTTTTGATTCTGATGCATACAATACTCAAACATCATATAATTATCGTTACAATTTTGATGTAACTGAAAGTGCTAGGATCGGTAGTAGATTAAGTATCGGAACTACTGTTGGATATACTGGAGGATTTGAACTTTCTTCTAATACTGTAACTGGAAGAAAAACTAATTTGCACATCTCCAGTGATTGGACTGCAGAATCTAATCATCCATTGAAGACAGGTATTCTGTTATCATTGACTAATGCAGGTTCTGGTAAATACATCGATTGTTTAAATAGTAGCAATGCGAGTGTATTCAATGTTGATGAGGTAGGTAATGTTTCGATTCCAACAAACGCTACTTACGGACTTTCTGCTAAAGCATGGTCCATTACTCTAACTGTAGTTTCTGGAGGAACTGCCGCATCTGGTTCTAATATTAGTTTCGGTACAATTGCTGGAAATTACTTCACTCTGAATGGAGTTGATGTTAATCAATATCAAGGATCTTCGTTAAGTGGTACATTTGTGCCTGGTAGTTCAGGTCAATCTGGAACCGCATTTGTTTGGCAATCAACTGCTTCAATTGATTCAAAAACATTCTATGGTGCTCCAGGAGAACTTTCTCAATACAAAGGGAAATCAAATTCCGTTATGATCTTTATTAATGGTGTCATGCAAGACCCATTCCTTGATTCACATCTTGGTTCAGATGGTAAATTGTATTTCACTGGACAACCACAAGTTGGCGACGTAATCACAATTCGTGGTTTCGCAACCTAATAAATAAAATATAGGGAAAAACCAAAAGTAAATGGCGTTAACCAGAATTACATCGAATGTTATCAAGGATAACACGATTGAAGAGGGTAAGTTTAGCAAACCTTATCTAGATTCTTCTAATGCGGATACAGCACAGCAGTCAATAACATTCCAGTCGAATGTAGATATTCAATCTGGTGCTGGTCCAGTTTATTTTTCTGCTTCTAATAGTTTATTAACTCTTACTGGAAGTAATGCAAATGCTTCCATTTTAAGCATTATTACTGGTGGAATTACCTTAGGTAATGGTGACATTACATTAGCAGAACCAGGTCGTAAAGTTGAAACTCCAATTTTGGATGTTGGGAATGGATCTACTAATAATCCTAGTATTTATTTTGGTGGAGTAACAGGAACAGGTTTTTATAGAACTGCAAATCCAACAGAATCTGTTAGTATTTCTATTGCTGGTGCTGAGGTTTTCACAGTAGAACCGGCAGAGTTTAAACTTGGAACCAATAACGTTAAGATTCTTACAACCGGATCTTCTTATACTCAAAGTATTGGATTTGACAGTGCTACAGGTTCTCTCACATATGGTTCTAGTAACGCAAAATTAGAATTAAAGGTAAATAATTCATCAGTTGTTTATGTAAGATCTGAAGATACTGGCGGCAATCCTTATGTTAATAATGAAAATAGGGTAGGTATTAACACAGATAGTCCAGCAGCAACTCTGGACGTTGATGGAACAATTAGGGCAACTAATTTTCAAGGACCTTCTGGTGCAATTCCTACAGGGGATTTGCCTATTATTCCAATTACAAAAGGTGGTCTTAATATCAGCACTATTGGATCTCCAGGTCAATTGCTTCGAGTTAATGAAGCTGCTTCTGCATATGAATTCTTTGATCAATCAAGTGGAGACCCTAACAATTTAAAATCTTTTGGTGTTGCTGGTAATGGTACTCTGTTTACGGTAACCAATAGAGATACTGGTACTGCTAGTAAAGTTCGTTTGAAAATTTCTGATTCTTTATCATTTGCAGTAAATCAAGAAGTCAAAATATTTGGTTTAAATACAAAAAACTATTCAAGTTATGATCTTGATGGTCCTGCTGGATCTACATTTAACGGTTGGGCATCACTTATTGATAGCGAGCAATTAAACTTAATTGCTTCTCAGGGTCCTGCTGGTGGAGTTGTGCAATACACATATTATGCATGTTTGATGAATACAAAAACTGGATTAATTTCTAGTCCTAAAAAGTTAAAGCACGATGGACCACAAACATCTGAGTACGTTACAAATTATCCTTTAGGTAATTTTAATGAAACAATTTATAATACAGTTCCATTGAGAAGACCAGTTATTGGTGATCCTCATGCAATTCTTCTTTATAGAAGAGTTAATTATGGTGCAACAGATATTCCAGTATTTGATAGAAATGAGAATTTAGTTGTTGATCATAATGATAAAGTTAATTTAATTGCAATTCTTGGCAATAGAGATATCGGTGCCAGTACAACTGATAGTTTCACGTTTAATGATTATGGTCCATATGATAGAACAAGTTGGGGTGATTTTAACACTGATGGTACATACAACCAACAGTTCCAGGAAGTTGGTAATGTCCCATGTTCATTGTTGCTAAGTAATATAACTAAGAGAAAGGCACGTCCAGGTTGGTCATATAGGGTTGTTGATGAAATAGATTATGCACAGGATAAGATTACAATTTCAGATGCAACGGAATCTACAGATACTACAGATACTGCAATATTAAGTGCTTTAGATTTAAATGGATTTGATGGCAATAATAAAGGATTCTTTAATTCAGTGCAAGTATCACATGATGATACAGTTCCTTTACAAACTGCTATTGATGAGCAAGTAACTAAAGGATTAAATTCTTTGTATGTTATTGGTGGAACTTATCTTGTAAGAAGGTTGGTTATTCCATCTTCATTCTCATTTGTTGGTTCTGGTAAGGCAACTAAAATCAAGAAGCAATATTTTGATACTGAATATCAAAAAACAACTGGAGCGTTAGAATATAGTAGATTCTATGCAGCATTGTGGATGAGAGATGGAACTAATGCTCAAGGTGCAGCATCTGTTAGTGAATCTAAAGCTATTAAAGATGTTACCGTAAGAGATATGGTTATTGATGGTAATTATAATTCTCAGGCAAGATTGGGATTATCTACCACACCTCAAGCAAATGCTCTAATCTATTGTGAAGAAATTGAAAATGCAAATTTCTCAAGTTTAGATATTAAGAATTCTATTGGTGATGGAATTTATGCTGAAACTTCAAATAGAATGTCAATTCAAAACTGCAGTATATTTGATAATTCTATTACATATGCAACATTTGATAGTCCACTTAATGCAACTAATTCTACAGTATTAAAAGTTTCTGACTCTGCATTCCTTGCAACACCTGGACCAGTAGATATTACAACTTCTGAAGTTGTTGCATTTAATTCATGTATTATTAGAAACTGTGGAACAGGACTTAGAATTTATGGTGCTAAGAGTGCAAATACTGAAAACAATTTAGTTCTTGGTCCAGACGACGAGTGGATTCCGACTGAGGATATCTATGATAGTGATTATAACTCAGTAAATATCATATGTTATAAAACAGTTGGTACTGGAACTAATGGTTCAATTAAATTCACCTTTGTTGAGGACAATCTTGCTAAAGATTTAACAAATACAACTGTTTCTGCAACTGTATATAAAATTCTGGTTGATAATCTTGGTAATGAGACAATTATTGGTACTCTAAATTATAGGCAGGATGGTAATCCTAGTAATCCAGAAATATCTGTTCTTGCTGCAAGTGTTTATGATGGAGATAATGGTGGAGTTCAAGTTCAAATTGTATCAGCTATTGATGCTAATGGAAATTATGAAATTTTCCCACAAATTGCTACACAGGCAGTTCATTCTATCCCATATAGAACCACATTAAGTGGTGGTTCTATTAGTAATAATTATAATTATCTTGCATATAGTGTTGTTGGCCAAGAGTCATTAGCAATTGGAGCTGCCAATGAGTATATCATTGATGGCGTAATTGATTATGATTCAACCAATGAAAGATATCAAATTAAAATTGATACAGATGTTACATCTGATTTTGAAACAGGCGATTTAGTTACACTTAAAGAGCATGCTACAGCATATGGATTGCCACAAGACATGACCGTTGTTGGTTTTGGATTTGCCGAGCAGTCATTTACATTAATCTTATCATTCACTGGAGGATTTAATACCTATCATGACCAGAACAATACTGGTAATGGTTGGAATCCTGCAACTAACGTCTTAACAATTGATGCAGGCGCTAGAGGATATATAGAAAAGAAAAGATCATTCACAATCGCAAAAGGTATCATAGGAGTCGAGTAATCCATGCCAGTAAACACTAACGTAAACAATAACTCTGCTGTTGTTGTTGTCGGCAGAACAGCTCCAGTACCTACTGGTCAGCAATCTGCAGCAAAATCAATTCCAGTTGTTATTGCATCTGACCAGGAAGCGATTCCTGTTGAGGAACAGAATAAGCAACAATCAGAAGTTGCTCTATCTCTGCTTGGTATACCCAGATCAGAAGTTGCTCTAGGTATCTTTGCAGACGTTAACACTTATGATGTTAACCCTACTGAATGGTCGGCAGAACCAATTCAATTAAAAACTGTCTTAGCAAATGAAAGAGCAGATTTTCTTGGATATCTTGGGCAACAGGACTGGGGTTTAAGTCATGTCCCTGCAGAAGCAGGAGCACTTATTGAAGCACCTGCTACTGAGTATGCAGTTTTAACTTCAAAGAGATTCTTTAGATACCAACCAGGACGTGTTTCTGCTGGTACGTTTGGTGTTAAATTTGGTCGTGCTCCTAATACTACATTAACTGTTTCTGGTGCGTATCCTTCAGGAACTAATCTTGAAGATTATATGCTTGCTGAACAAAATAAGCAAGTAAGACACCCATCAATTAAGAAATATGGTGTATTTGATAACTTTGATGGTTACTATTATGAGAGTATTAATGAGAGTCGTGGTGATAATTTCTGTTGTGTAAGAAGAACACAGTCACTGATTCAACAGAAGTCGAAATTTTTCTTCTTTGACCCATCTAATCCAAATAATCCTAAGCAATATGGATCAGCACAATATGATGACTATGGTAATTTTGAAATTCCTGGAATCTATTACAAGTATCATGGAGATGCATGTATTCTTCGTGATGGATTAGTTAATATTCATGCAGGACTGTTTGATCCATCTCTTTTAAAAGACAAGAGAAACATTGATATTGCTCAAATTAATGGAAATAACAGTGGTGGTGAAATTATCCTTGACACGGTTGAAAGTGAAATTTCTAATTTCCAGTATAACAATGTAACTGGTAGAGCAACTGTTACTACTGTTGGAGATCATGGATTTAAAGATGGCGATAGCATTACTTTAAA